GATCCTAGTTTGGGTACAGGCGGGGACTATGGAGCCATTGAAGTGTTTCAAATGCCTGAGATGATACAAGTTGCCGAGTGGCAACACAATGTGACACCAATCCAGCAACAAGTCAAAATATTTAGAGATATACTGTTATACATTGCTGGAGAAATAGGCGGAGAAAGTTACAATCAAATATACTGGAGTGTTGAAAACAACACAGTGGGTGAAAGTGCTCTGGTTGTAATTGCTAACCTAGGAGAAGAAACTTTTCCAGGGTTGTTTCTTAGCGAGCCTATGCGCAAAGGACATGTTAAAAAGTTTCGCAAGGGATTTAACACTACATTTGGCAATAAAATCTCAACATGTGCCAAAGTTAAATACCTAATAGAAGAAGGAAAAATGACTTTAAATAGTCGTCCGCTGATTAGTGAACTAAAAACGTTTATTGCTGCAGGCACTAGCTTTAAAGCAAAAGTTGGACAACACGACGATTTAGTAGCGGCATTATTACTAATAGTCCGCATGAGTTTGGTGTTGGCAGAGTGGGATCCAGCGGTTTTTGAGCTAATGCGAGTATCTAGCGAACTTGATTCGGATGACTGGGAACCGCCCTTGCCTATATTCGTTTCCACAGGGATGTGATAAATATAAGATGAATTCTAATTTAGATAAAATTGCGCTTGACCTCTATGGCAAGATAGAAACCCGTTTTCCTAACATTAAAATAGGTGACGAAAACGCCACTGTGTTGAGTAAAAAACAAGATATACCCAAGGCTAGATTTTTTGAGTTTGAATACAAAGATGAAGGCGTGAGTCTAGGCAATGTATCTATCACATTAGACGAAGATGACGGTATTGTTGTGCAACTCGTCGGCGACCTGGCATCAAATCGAAATCATCGTGCATTTAAATTTATTAAAAGTTTCAGGCAATTTGCTAAAGATCGCTTGTTGAATTTTGATGTGCAAAATATTGCCAAAAGCCAATTAGACAAACGAGATTATGAATTTCAAGCAAAACGTAAGGAACAACCCATGGAACCCATGATGGAAAGCAAAATGTACGGTACTTCAAAGATAAGTTACCAAGACCTCGGCGAAGCCAAGTTGATCGTTAAACATAGTCAGCCAGTCAACCCAGAACTTGCTGCTGGCCGAACCATGCACATTGAACGTATCTATGTTGAAAATGCCATGGGAGAACGTTTTGCATATCCATTTAAACATTTGAATGGCGCCCGTGCGTTAGCAGAACACCTCAAAGCTGGTGGCAATCCATACGATGCTATTGGTCAACACATTACCAGCCTAAGTGAAGAATTAGCACAGTTACGCAAATTCAAAGGTTATGTTGGTCGAAACGAAACATTGTCAGAAGCCATGGACGACATCAATCAGCAAGTGAGCCAACGCATTGATGCTGTGAAAAAAGAAGTACACAGCTTGCAACGTCCTGCTTTCTATCAACAGTTTGCTGAAAGTTTTGAAGCTCACGAAAATCAAGAAATTCCAGAAGATATTTTAAATGACTGGGTCAACAGATTAACAATACGCACATTTAACGAAGAATTAAAAACAGCATTTCCGTACATCTATCGCCTAGTTGGTGAGAATATTGCTGTTAGAGAACTAAGTCCCAACGATGTACTAAGTGAGTTACGTTCAGAAGAAAAAGATGAAAATGGCAATGTTATTCGCTGGAAAGAAGAAGGCGAATGGAAAAAAGCCACTAACAAAGATGCGCGAGGCAAGGTCACTAACTTGAGTGACAAAGCTCGTCGTGAAACAGAAAAACTAAACAAAAAAGATGAAAGTTTGGATCCTGAAGGTAGATTTGAGTCCTTCATTGATTCCATTGTGCAAGAAGATGAAGACAGCCAAGAAGGCGAAAATGAACTGTTTAGTTCTGATTTTGCAAAACAATCAGCAGCATTGACCAAATTAAAAGATTTATTAGCTGGCGGCCTAACACCAGGAGTAGACGGAGTTAATGCTGCATTAAGTTTAAAGGGTATTATTGATAGCGAAATGTTTGCTAACGATTACCTAAACGGTATGTCAGACGAAGATGATGTTGGCACTATGGTTAAAAAGTATCTAAATGATTTGGCCACAGGTAAAATAGAAGACGACAGTTTAGAAAGCTCAACCACAGGCGATGTTGAAGAAATTGCACAAACAATTGTGGCAAGTAAACAACTTGATAGCGGAACAGACACCACACCAATTGGTGGCGAAACTCCTCCGCCAGACGCAGCTGCACCAACACCGGGTGCTGAGCCAGTTGCACCACCGCCCGAAGCAGCGCCTCCAGCAGCTCCAGACGCAGGTGCTGTACCTCCAGCAATGCCGCCCGAAGTTCCGCCTCCAGCACCAGTAGCAGAAGGTTCACACCCCAAAGCCAAATTAATTAAAGCCATACACACGGCCAAGAAGCATGGTGCCAAACTGGATACAAAATTGGATTTTGGTCACAAAGAAATGACCTTGCACGATTGTATTGAAGAATGCGGAATGAGTCCAAAAGATTTTGGTTTCGGCGACGATGACGAACCAGGATCTAACGAAAGTGGAGTTCAACAAATACTTAAAAGTATTGCAGGATTTTGGAACAAAGAAGCCAAGAACTTTACAATTGGCGGGACCAGAGCCAAGATAAACGTAATGAAAGGTTTCAAGAATGGCGAGTACAAAAATGCATCAGAAGACGATCTTCGTCGTGTGATACAACTGATTGACAAGGCAGATCCCAGTAACAAAGCTGATAACGAGATTGGCCACATCAAACATTTGGCCGGTATGCATGGCCAAATGACAGACGAACAGATGCCAGGCATAAACATGGATCCCAATGCCATGTTGCAACAACAAATGCAGGCCATGCAGGCAAGAAATCCAAAAATGTCCAATCTTGATCCGTCAACCATGATGAAAAGTCAGCAGGCAAGAATGTCGCAGATGAAACAACAAATGAAGGGTCAGAACGGAATCACAGTTAATGGCAAGCCAGCTACTCAAGCTGAATTTGACGCATTTACCAAACAACACAATGTGGTTCCAGGTCAAATGCCAGGTGGCCAAAAGCTAATTCCTGGACAAATGCCTAAGATGCCAGATACTGATTGGGAAGAAAGTGTGGAGTTGCACGAGATGCTGAAAATTGCAGGATTAAGGAAATAAGGACCTATTATGAAAAAAATTACAGAATCAGAATTAAAAGACCGTGTGAATCGTTTGCGAGAATACATGGCAGTGGTCGAAAACGAACAAGTTAACGAAGTTAACTGGGGCGCAATTGGCACCGGTGCAATGAACGCAGTCAAGGGCGCAGGATCTGCAATTGGTAACGCACTTAAAACAACCGGCGGCAAAGTTGCGGCGGGCTTGGGTCTTGGCGCTGGCGGTTTGGCTGCAGGGCAAGCAATGACCAAACCCGCAGGTGGCGCAGCTGCTGCACCAGCTGGCACTACAAAACCAGCAGCTAAATCAGATCCGGCTGTTATGAAACAACAACAAGATTTGATTGCTAAAGGTGCAAAAATTAAAGCTGATGGTATCATGGGCCCAGCTACACAAGCAGCTATTAATCAATTTGGTGGTGCGGCACCTGCGGCAGCACCTGCGGTAGCGCCTGCGGCAGCACCTGCGGCAGGCCAAGAGTTACGTACTCCTGCAGAAATTGCTGCATCACAAGATATGTTAACAGCAAATGACGGCTCAGGCGCAAACGGTGGAACAGACCAAGCACGTAATCCAAATGCAGGATTAACACCCGACGATCCACGTTGGCGCGGCCCTAAGCCAGCAGCAACAAGTGCGGCCACAGGTGTAGGTAATCCAGGCGAAGAGGCAGCTGCTCAAGCGGCAGCACCAGTAGCAACTAATGCAGCATCATTAAAAGCAGCACAGGATGCGGCCGCTGGTAAAGCGCCTGCTGCGCCTGCACCAACAGCGACTGCACCTGCAGCTGCACCATACAATGCTGCCAAAGATAGTCAAGCGGCCAATGTAGCACCTGCAGCTGCACCATACAATGCTGCCAAAGATAGTCAAGCGGCCAATGTAGCACCTGCAGCTGCACCAACTGCTACAGCAGGCACCCCTCTGACGCCAGGCAAGCCCTTGGCAGCACCAACGTCCGCCGAAGCAATGAAAGCCACAATAGCCAAATTAGGCACACCTGCACCTGGTGCAAGCGCCGATCAAATGTTGGCTAATATGCAAAAAGCAATGCCAGATCCTAATGCAATGTTGGCTCAACAACAAGCTAGAATGGCAGCTATGAAAGCAAAACGCCCAGCACCAACACCAGGCGCCGTGAAGCCACCATCGGCTCCCGGAACTATTGCAGGCGTAGATCCAAATAATCCATTTGCGGGCAATGTTGCAGGCGTAAATCCAAACGATCCATTCCTAGGCAATGACGATAATAACTGGGAAGAAAGTATTCAACGCGAATCATCTGGTTTTAGAAATGACGAATTGAGCAGAATTATGACTTTGATTCATCATAGATAATCGAGTAAACAACTCATATTTCCAGCAAGATTTCTCTTGCAAACATAAATAAAAGTGCGTATAATAACATATATGCACTTTTTGTTTTATGCATGATGTATAAAACATATAGGCAAAAACAGCAGAAATGCTAACACAAAGGCTAATACAGGAGAAACTACTATGGCAACTTTGGCAGAAATTAGAGCAAAACTAAAGCAATCAGAACAAAAAGGTTCTGGAGAACGCACAGGCGGTGATAAGTCAATTTATCCGTTCTGGAACTTGAAAGAAGGTGGCGAATCCGTTATGCGATTCCTACCAGACGGCAACACAGATAACACATTTTTCTGGGTTGAACGTGCAATGATCAAACTTCCCTTTGCAGGCATCAAAGGCGAATCTGAAAGCAAAAACATCACAGTACAAGTACCATGTGTGGAAATGTATGGCGACACTTGCCCAATCTTGAGTGAAGTTCGTGCATGGTTCAAAGACCCAGCATTGGAAGATATGGGTCGTAAATACTGGAAGAAACGCAGTTACATTTTCCAAGGTTTTGTTGTGGAAGACGGACTAGGCGAAAAGACTGAAGAGCAACCAGAAAATCCAATCCGTCGATTCATTATCGGCCCACAAATTTTCACAAGCATTCGTGCAGCCCTGGTTGACCCAGAATTGGAAGATTTGCCAACTGACTTTGTGCATGGTTTGGACTATCGTATGAAGAAAGGTTCAAAGGGCGGATATGCTGACTATTCTACCAGCACTTGGAGTCGCCGTGAGCGTCCATTGAGCGATGCTGAACAAGCAGCTATCAAGACACATGGCCTGTTTAACTTGACTGATTTCTTGCCTAAGAAGCCAGGCGAAGTTGAGTTGAAGGTCATGAAAGAAATGTTTGAAGCAAGCGTTGATGGCGAACCATATGACATGGAACGTTGGGGTCAATACTTCAAACCAGCTGGCATGAGCCAGAACACTGGCGATCCACAAAAGCCAGCATCAACTCCTAAGGCAACACCTGCGCCATCACACAATGACGAAGATGACACGCCTGCTCCAGTAGCAAAAACTACGCCTGCTCCAGCACCAGCGGCTGAAGCAAGTGGCGGTGGCGACTCACGTGCCCAAGACATCTTGGCAATGATTCGCAATCGTCAAAAGTAAAGTAATACGGCCAGGGCCTCTGTGACTTAGTCACACGCCCTAGTTATCTTACCTAAAAACACTATGCAACCTATAATCTATCCACTGTTTTCAACCCCAGTATATCATGTACCGGATACTAAATTCCGTGTGGATAATGCACTACTGACTAGATTTTTAGATAGAACAGAATTTCCAAATTTCAGACCAACGTGTGGTTTAACTGAAAATATGTTTATATTGGACAATCCAGAATTTAAGAGTATTCGACGGGTCTGCGAATTCCATTTACAAGAATATGTAACAGCTGTTCTCGGTATTGAAACCGAATTTTATATCACTAATTCTTGGTTAAGCCGAAACGAACCCAATATTGATCACGGACCACATCCTCACCCTAACAGTATTATCAGCGGGTGTCTTTATCTAAAAAGTTCACCTAAAAGTGAATTAATAGTTACTTCAAAAAATCATTTAGATAAAACTTGGCCAATTCAATTTCGTAAAACACATATCAACATATACAATGCAGATAAATGGAATATCTCAGTAGATACTGGCGCAATAGTGTTATGGCCTAGTGATTTGTTTCACGGCAGCAATGCCAACCCGTTAAATGAAACAAGAATAGCACTATGCTTCAATACATTTATTCGTGGAGATCTTAGTACTGTAGATTTAGGCGGATATAGCACAAACTTGATATTAAAATAATAGGAAAATAATAATGGCAACGAAAGCATTTGATTTAAGTAAATTTAGAAAAACTCTAACCAAGAGTATTGATGGACTGGGCGTGGGATTTAATGATCCTACAGATTGGGTTAGCACAGGCAACTTTACGCTTAACTACTTAATCAGTGGGGACTTTAACAAAGGTATTCCACTAGGTAAGGTCACTGTGTTTGCTGGCGAAAGCGGTGCAGGTAAAAGTTTTATCTGTTCAGGAAACCTAGTACGCAACGCACAAGCACAGGGCATTTATGTTATTTTAATTGATACTGAAAATGCGCTGGATGAAAAATGGTTACACGCACTTGGTGTAGATACAGGCGAAGACAAACTTCTTAAACTCAACATGGCCATGATTGATGATGTGGCAAAAACCATTCATGAATTCATGAAAGAGTACAAAGAAATGGCAGAGCGTCCCAAAGTGTTATTTGTTATAGACTCACTGGGTATGTTGCTTACTCCCACTGACATTAACCAGTTTCAAGCAGGTGACATGAAAGGAGACATGGGTCGTAAACCCAAAGCACTTACCAGTTTAGTGCGTAACTGTGTCAACATGTTTGGCAGTTACAATGTGGGTATGGTTTGTACAAATCACACTTATGCATCGCAGGACATGTTTGATCCGGATGACAAAATCTCAGGCGGACAAGGATTTGTTTATGCTTCTAGTATTGTTGTTGCTATGAAAAAACTAAAACTCAAAGAGGATGAAGACGGCAACAAGATTTCAGATGTCATGGGTATTCGTGCATCATGCAAAATCATGAAGACACGTTATGCTAAACCTTTTGAAACTGTGCAAATTAAAATTCCGTATGAAACTGGCATGAATCCTTATTCAGGCATGGTGGACATGTGCGAGAAGGCCGGCTTGTTGAAACAAGAAGGCAACAGGCTCAAATGGGTTGATCCAGAGACAGGCGAAGAGTTCAAATTCTACCGAAAAGAATGGAAAGATGATAAATTAGATATGATAATGAATAAATTTCATATCAAAACTTTAACAACAGCTACCATTCCTAAGGAGATCGAAGAAGATGTTGAATGAAACTCAAGTTGGCGATGTATGGTTAATGTTCGTCGAATACATGGATAAGAAACAATTAGAGACTGTGGCAGAACGATATATCGACATGCTGGCAGACTTTGGTGTTCCTGATCGAGTGTTCAAAGACGCCACAGGCGTTGATGAAATTTTAGATCAAGCCATTGGTTATTACCTAAATGAAGACGAAGTAGAAGAAGACGACGAAGACTACGGTGAATTGGAGTTTTAATGTGGTATGCTAAAATAGCCAAGGATATTAGTCATATCCCAGATGCTGTGCTGTACTATGAAGACGAACTTTTAGAAGCAAGGAAAGAAGTTCGTCTAATTGGCAATGTTGAAAAGGCCGCGGCTGCATTGCCAGGCGTGGTAGAACAACGATTCAGCCAGCTACAAGAAATCGAAGCTATTTTAGAATATCTTAACATTGAACTGCGAAGACTCAAAAGTCAGCACTTTCGCAAGTACTTAGAGAACTATCAACGTGCTTTGAGCAGTCGCGATTGTGACCGTTATGTAGAAGGAGAAGCAGATGTTGTTGACTTTGAAAAAATTATCAACGAGTTTGCTCTGCTCCGAAACAAGTGGTTGGGTATTACTAAATCACTTGATCAAAAGCAATGGCAGATCACTAACATTGTGAAATTGCGTGTTGCTGGCATGGAAGATGCCAGCATATGAAAATAGTTTTGGTTACAGGTGGATTCGATCCACTACATGCTGGACATATAGATTATTTTAACCAAGCTCGACAGCTGGGCGACAAATTAATTGTTGGCATCAACAGTGATGCATGGCTTACACGTAAAAAAGGCAAGAATTTTTTGCCTATAGTGGATCGTGTTAAGATTATTGAAAATTTAAAAATGGTTGACAGTGTTATGTTGTTCAACGATGACGATGACACTGCCATTGAAGCCATTAAAAATGTAAAACTCCTGTATCCCAACGCTGGCATAATATTTGCCAACGGTGGTGACAGAAATGCCAAAAATGTGCCCGAACTTGTTGTGCCTAATATATTACTAAAATTTGGCATTGGCGGAAATAGCAAAATAAATTCAAGTAGTGACCTATTAGAACAATGGGTTAATTTTAAAAATAACAATTAATTTCTAAAAGGTTGATTTTACAAATCTTTTAGTGTATACTTACTTTATGACGACTATCGACGCACTTTTATTAAAAATTGTAAATTTCTCAGAGCCTACTATAGAAGAGCAAATTGCCAGTAGAGACTCACGTGTGCTTAGAAGTTTGGCATCTTCTATTAATACGCACTTGTTCATCACTGAAAATCAAAGTCAGTTACTAGTTAAAATTCTCAGGGAAAATTCCGAAAAAATACCGGTTTTTTCCGAAGAAATCAAAACAGCTCTTGTTACTCCAAGCTGGTCTAAAACGTTTAGACGCATTGAACAAGTAAAAAAATTATACATTGATCGCGATGCTGAACAAGAATTTGTTATTTTTATCGAATTTACATTTTCTTCAAATATTCGTAAAATTCTTCAAAATATCAGCGAAAAAATAGAAAATTTAACAACTACACAAACACATAAAAGATGGCAGGCTGCATTGACAGAGAGTAACATTGTACACTTGTACGAAGCACTTGCTCCGCTTGAGTTTGAAATTGACGACACTATAACGGGTCACTATAGAACCATAAAATCTTGGTCAAAAACTGAGATTGATAATCAGTTTTTAATCACCAACATAATCCATCCAAATTTTCAAAAATCTATCACAGCTGATCTTGGCATTGAAACTACCATTGATCAGAACATTATCAATGACCGAAGCATGCGGTATCAGTATCGTGTGGAAAATCCAAAAAATCCCGGTGAAAATCTGGTAGAGTACATGGCCACTAGGTCAAAAACAAAAGTATGGATTGACAAAAAAGAACACGAATTAAACGAAGTAATTGCTGGCCTAATTCAATTAAAACGGTTGCCATTGCTTGTGGTGTTTGACACTGTGATCACTAACAAGTACTTTGAAAATCTCGAACTTTTATCAGCAGCACTGGAAAAAAATAATATTGTTAATCGTATAGGTGTTTATTTTAGATTAGCAAATGACGAGTCCGGCAAGACATTTAATCAGTTTATTGCAGAAAAAAATTACAATTATAACCTCACAACTGATACCCAGGTGGCGTGTGTGTCCAGTGGAAAATTACCGAAATTTTTCTTGAAAACTGCATGGCGTCCCATGAGTGTTATTACCTTAGATACTCGAATGGGTTTACGCCACGGTAAAACTGCTGTATACTCTAACTGTTGCGACCTAGTAATAGAGTATGCAGAACAGCCATCAATCATGGAACAAACAAAACTAAATTTATGTCGGTAAAACTAATAATTCGCGATGAAGTTAATATTAAATTTGAGGGCTTATCCTTGGAAGCTCGCAAAAAATTAACCGCGGCTTTTAAGTACATGGATCCAACTGCACGTTACAGACCTGCATTTCAGTTGGGTCGGTGGGATGGCAAAATAAGTATGTTTGGATTGGGCGGCAACGGATACCTCAGTCAATTGGAACGTTGTCTTGGCATATTGGCTGACATGGATATCGACGTGGACGAGTTGGAAGACTTGCGCACAACTAAACAAATTGCGTTTGAACCAGTAACAGAAACCTACTGGGCTGACCTAGGTAAAGTGTGGCCAAAAGGACATCAGCAAGAAGGTCAGCCCATTATGTTGCGTGACTATCAAGTTGATGCAATTAACAAATTTCTCACCAACACACAGGCATTGCAAGAGATTGCCACAGGTGCAGGCAAAACAATCACAACAGCAACTCTGAGTCATCTTGCTGAAAAATATGGTCGCACAATTACCATTGTTCCTAACAAAAGTCTCGTTGAACAAACCGAAGAAGACTTTATCAATGTTGGATTAGATGTTGGTGTTTATTATGGCGACCGTAAAAATCTTGACAAGACGCATACTATCTGTACTTGGCAAAGTCTCAATATATTTGATAAGAAAAGTAAAAATCACGAATATGCCATCATGAGTTTGGCAGAATTTCTTGCTGATGTCAAGACAGTGATTGTTGACGAAGTACACATGGCCAAGGCTGATGTTCTCAAGAATCTGCTTACACAAAATTTGTGTAATGCACCTGTACGTTGGGGCTTAACTGGCACTGTGCCCAAAGGCGATTACGAAAGCGAACCTATCTTTGCCAGTATTGGTCCAGTTGTTGGCGGTATCAAGGCACACGAGTTACAAGAGATGGGCGTGTTATCTAACTGTCATGTGAATGTGGTACAGATGATAGATTTGCCCGAGTTTAAAACATATCCGGAAGAATTAAAATATCTTGTTACCGACGAAGACAGGATGATTTATATCAGTAAATTAGTTAAAAAAATTAGTGATTCAGGCAATACGTTAATATTAGTTAATAGAATAGATTCAGGCAAATTTTTAGTAAATGAAATAGAAGACAGTGTGTTTATATCAGGTGAAGTCAAAACAAAAGACAGAAAAGAAGAATACGATGATGTTAAAACAAGTACTAATAAGGTTATTGTGGCAACTTACGGTGTGGCCGCTGTGGGTATTAATATCCCTCGTATTTTTAATCTGGTTCTTCTGGAGCCCGGAAAGAGCTTTGTCCGAGTTATACAAAGTATTGGGCGAGGCATTAGAAAAGCAGAAGACAAAGACTTCGTCCAGATCTGGGATTTAACCAGCACCTGCAAATGGGCCAAACGGCATCTTACCGAGCGTAAGAAATTTTACAAGGAAGCCAAATATCCCTTTACATTAGATAAAGTGGACTGGCAAAAATAAGGATTTATGCAGATATTAACATTAGATAACGAGACATTTTCATTAAACAACTTACCAGAAGAAGTTGATGAAAATACTAGATTTGCCGTATTAGACAACAGTAATCCACAAGAGCCTGATTTTTTCTTCATGCCATTAATATTCCTGGAAAGTTTTAATGCTCCTGCAATAGTGTTGCAAATAGGCAACGACGAAGTCACAATGCCCATTGATTGGAGTATTGCTGTAGGCGATAGTTCTAGTAGTTGTGATATTGAAATTTTACCGTTAACTAGTTTAAATGATCGAGGATTTGAAGCTTTGGTGTTTAACCCACTGAGCAGTTTTAGAGTAGAGTTTAAACCCATTAAAATTATAAATTTTTACAGTGACGTCAAGTGGTATTTTCCTAAAATGAAGAACGGACAGTTGCTGGCAACGCCAACTAGATTTGGAGGAAAACCTGATTGTGTGTACTTTGTAAAAGAAATATCAAGACAAAGTGAAATAATTCAGTTGGATAAGATATTATGATAACATTAAAAGTCGCTTACTTTCAACCCATTATGATTGCGGTTGATCAAGTAACTCCAGTAGAATTCAGTCGTATCTATACCATGAGCTCATCGTTGGCAGATGATACAGAGTTCAATGTTGCAAACGATAAGAGTCAACACGGCGGCTCCACAATTCAAATATATCCCAACAAAAAAGAATTGGATATCAAGTGGTTGACTGACTGGCTTGAATCGCTGGCTGGCGGATATATGGAATTGATAACACAACAATCAGGCGAGACCGATTTAAATTATTGTAAACCAGTGATAGATAGTGTACGCATCACTAGTCAAACAAAAGGTGATTTTCAAGAGTTGCACACGCGGCCGTACGGACATATTAGCGGACAGTTGTTTATCAGTGCTCCAGCAGGAGATGTACCAGAAGATCAGTTTGGAGCCAAGTCTGTATTCAAATTGCCTCAAGCCAAAGACGTCACCAAGTTTGTTATGACAGACGAATGGAAATACCTGCCAGTGCCTGGCACAGTTGTGCTGTATCCAAGTTTTATAGCAAATACAGTTTATCCATGGACTGGAACCGGAACAAGAACAGTCATGCAGTTTGACATCAAGTTGTTACCAAAGGACTCCTAATGGGCAATCTCAAACCCGATGTCAAATATATCTACGAACGCAACGGCGAAGAAATATATGCTCGAGAGTTTGGCAAAACTGATCGCAAGTTGATTGGCTACAAGTACGAAATGGAGAACAAACCGGATCCTCGTACTGATGATGGAAGGCCGTTGCACGAACACATGATGGAAGATAAGTTGTGGGGCGAAGTTCGTCGAGAAGCACAATCCAATCCCACTTTACAAAAGGCCCTGGATCGTGCTATAATGATATACAAATTAAGCAAGGACAAACTCCGTGAGTGACAAGATTGAATTAAAAGAAAAGATAGCATTTGTAGACATGAATGTTCGTGCAGCTTGGGATGAGATGACTCCTATGCAGCAGAAGAGCCTCAAGAGCGAATTCTTTATCTTAAACAGATACATCAGCAGTGCGCAAGATCAAAAGCGAGAAATACAAGAACATTTTGTGTTGACTGTGAACGAGTATTTTAATAAAAATTGGAACGATTTACAAAAACATCCCAAGTTACTTTGGTTGCTGTTGTGTATGTGCAGTTACAATGGTGAGAAGACGTTTTATCATAATTGGCTGGGAAATAAAAAGAAAACTGGTACTGGCGGCAAACGAGCCAAGTTTTTAGAAGAGTTGTATCCCAACCGTAAAAAAGATGAAATAGAGTTGTTAGCAGACATATCAACAGACAAAGATTTAAAAGAACTGGCACGTAAATACGGCATGGACGAAGCAACTATAGCTAAAAAATTGAAATGATGACTTTGGCCAATCAACCCTACATCTGTGGATACTGTAACAAGGGTTTTACTCAAGAAAAAACTTTGTTTGTGCATATTTGCGAACAAAAACGTAGAGCATTGGCACGTACAGAACGTCATGTTGTGTTGGCGTATGACACATTTTGTAGATTTTTCAAGAGAGCACAACCACAAAACAAACAGGAAAAAACGTACGAAGAGTTTTGTAAAAGTTCTTACTACAATGCCTTTGTTAAGTTTGGCAGCTTTGTTAGTAATGTCAATCCTCTTTATCCAGAACGATTCATTAACTGGGTTGTGGTATCGGGTGTTAAACTGGATCACTGGTGTCGAGACGAACTTTATGAGCAATATGTTCTTGAACTTATTAAATCCGAAACAGTAGAGACTGCATTGCAACGCAGTATTGAAACCATGATGTCTTGGGCAGATACACACAACGCACCGTGGAATCATTATTTTTTATATGTGAGTTTGAGCCGTGCTTGTTATGACATCAAGGATGGCAAAATCAGTCCGTGGTTGATTTTAAATTCAACCAACGGCAAAGCAATGTTGAAAAATTTCAACGATGAACAACTGGCACATGTGCAGAACATTATTGATTTGCAATTTTGGATGCACAAGTTCAAAAAACATCCAGCAGATGTTCAGTTGGTCAAAGAAGTAGTCCGAGAGAGTGTGATCTAATGCCAGATATTGATATTGACTTTGCAGATAGAAATCAAGCGTTGACTGTGTTAAAGCATGTTGATGCACGAATTGACGCTGCTAAAAAGCACAACACGGGTGTGTATTGTACAGCTATTCCGTATAATCCCATTACGGGAATAAGCACTATTGATTATAAAGATGCAGAAGATAGAGGTTATTTTAAGATAGATTTTTTGAATGTCAGTGTGTATGACGGTGTCAAAAGTAAAGAGCATTTGACTAAACTGCTAGAGACAGAACCCTTGTGGGACTTGCTGGAACAAGACGATTTTGTGAACTTGTTGTTCCATGTGAACGGGTATGGTTACTTGATGAGACAGATGAAGCCAACCAGCATAGAACAGTTGGCAATGTGCCTTGCTTTGATAAGGCCAGCCAAGCGACACTTGATTGGGAAGACTTGGCCAGAGATTGGAACCACAATCTGGACCAAACCTGAAAATGACGAATACTATTTTAAGAAAGCACATGCCATTGCCTACGCACATGTGATTGTGGTACAGATGAATTTGATCTGCGAAGGCGTCAGCTATGGTTACAGTTAACGAACTTTGCGTACCAGCTGTACACTTTTACGTTTGACACGTTTCAACGTTAAATTCATCAGATTAACAACAGGACCCATTATGATCCTAGTATCCTTGCTGTTGAATGTTTTAATAGCATAGTGAAATGGCTGAATCTGATCTATACAGAAAATATTGATAGGATATTGACGGTTTGATTCCCACCACCATATTTCTCCTATTTCCAAGAATGCAGATATTTCTTCAGCTGTCTTAATGGCATTTAAGTCATAAAAACTGGTGACATATTGATCCTGATTAATTATGATCCCTACATATTCATTATCACCGTAATTTATTACGCTGATAAAAGGTAAGTTTTGTTCGATATTGTCTCTTAGTTTTGCCATAAATATAGTATAAAGGTCCTTGCCAAATGCAGAAAATTCAAAGTTATTTATATCCTAACAGAGTAATATTGTTAGCCGATTTGGCTGGATTCACCGTGGAGAATACAATCGTGTACGCAAGAACAATAAAAATTTACAACGGCATTGACAATGTCATTCAGTTTGATATTCAAAACGCCGACCAGAAGCGTATAGATTTGTTCACACTGGGCAACATTGAGATGAACGTTATGGACATGGCTGGCAACGCTTTGCCAGAGAGCCCTTACACCGTTACTCCGCTGTTGGACACTATAGGTTCAGCTACCAATGCCACTAGGTATGCCACACTGGGTCAAGATACATCTACCACTATCAGAGTTCCCACAGCAAACATAACAGGAATATTTTCTGCAGGCAACATAATAACAGGCACAGGCATAATTGGCACTGTGGTGGTTAAAAGTGTGGATGCTGACATTGACAGTGCAATTACCATAATAACTGTGTCATTTAAAAAACAAACACTTACGGTGGGCTCTGGTCTAAGTATACAAAATGCCAGTACACCCTTGAAAGGATTGGGCACAGTTACTATTCCAGCAGACGATCTTGTGGATCTTGTGGATCAAACTTTGAGATACAGCGTCACAGCCGTTAGCGGTGGCAACGACATTATGTTGTATTGTGACAGCAGATTCAGTGCAGTGGGCACAATTGAACTGATTGGCAATGCCATACCCACTTTCAAAGATGATGTGGTGTATGACAGCTTCAGCGGCGAAATAAACTTCATGGGCAATGTTATCAATCATACCAGCGCCATTCCATGTAAATTTTATGAAGCTGTGGCAACTGATACTATAGATTTTGAAATTAAAATAACAAATTTCATTGGCACCATATATGTTGAAGCAACTCATGACAGTACCATTGCCGTTGAATCATTTAAAAACGCAACTCGAATTCAATCATTTAACTGCACTGTGGCCACCACCACAACAGTGCCGTTCAACAACGTTGCTGTAACAGATCCTATTTCGGGTCTGAGTTATAACTACATGCGAATCAGTTGGATGTATCCAGATGTTTGGCAAAATCAAAGCAAACAAGACCCCACAGAATATTACGGTTTGGTGAACACTGTCACCGTTATTCGTTGATATAATTTTCAACATGTGTTATAATAAGGCATGAGTCTTATTGCCAACACACTGTTAAACTACTTACCCGGTAAGCGAAAAACAACCCCAAGCGGTTGGATCAGTTTCAATGCGGTGTGCTGTGACGACGACAGAGGGCGCGGCGGCTTTATTGTGAATGGCGGCGATGCAGTCAGCTATCACTGTTTCAATTGCGGATTCAAATGCAGTTGGCAACCTGG